CAGCCTCCTCTCCAGTTCATAGAGGTCGGAAGGATTGCTAAACGCTGAAGAGGTGTATCTAAACTCTGAACCGCTGACATATCTCTTATAGTCTTATAAAAAATACGAGGGAAAATAAGTGGCAAACGATGCAGCGGATGATTGAAGTGTTAATACAAAATTTACATTATTATGGGGGGTGTAATTGTTGTATATAACCACATCAGTTACTTGTGTAAGGCCATCCGCCTTGAGTTGCTGAATAGAATAATATATGGGCTGAATATTTATGTAAAATGGTGCTGTTGTAATTGTTGTTCCAGTTCCAATAACACTATAGGCTTGAAATGCTCCAGTGCTTGTTGTCTTATCTGTGGTGCTGTCGTATAAATAAATTATACACGAGTGACCCGTTTGTGTCGGTAATCCAAACTGGCCCGGCGGTTCAAGGATATAAGTTAGGCCACTGAAATCAAATAAGAAAGCACCTTCCACATCTGGAGGTGTTCCATTAATATACTTGAAAAGAATGCTGTTGGGATTAGAGCCATTAGGGACTGGAATCTTGGCAGAGTTTTGGAATGTGATAGGGTTCGTGTCTGGCAAGTCACCAGCGTTCAAGAAACGAGTAATCTGAGGAGGATGAACTGATATAAACGGTGCTGTGCCAGCTACTTCGGTAGGAAGTTCAGAAATTGTCACATTGAAGCCAGCCACGATGCTATTCACGCCAGTGTTTATGATAGTTGGGTCAAAAGCAAGACCAGTCACCTCAATATCGGCCCCAGCTGTTATGCTTAGAACGCCAGTGTTTGAAACCGTGTCACCAGTAATATTAATACCAAGGCCTTGTCCTACAGCTAATACACCAGTATTCACAATTAGAGGATTCTTTAGTGTTCCTTGAGCTTGTAAGCCTTCTTGAGCCGAAATTTTTAGAACGCCAGTGTTATTTACGATAGGATTCTGAGGGTCTGTATTATCAACACCAATGTAAGCACTGCCAGTCAGCGTTAATACACCAGCTACAGTCGTAGGCGTTACAATGTCCCATAATGGAGAAGTAGAAGGGTCTGTAGCATCAACGATACTAATGGCTCCTACTAAAATATATACAGCTTGGTCGGCCGGTGACAGCACAACACTGTTCTTAAAATACAGTGTTGATGGTTCCCAAGTCCCCAGCCAATTCATGGTTGTCGGTAATAAGGCTAAGCGTTCAAAGGGTGTATCCAAGCTTTGAACGGTAGATGACATTCTTATTATAGACAAGTAATTTACGCAATGCGAGTCCATATGATAGTGGGGTTCGCCGAAATTGATGTAGGCTGAACGCCTTGCCATGAGGCAACGAGCGTCGCACCAGTGCTTGTGGCTGGTAGTGTGACTACCGCTGACGCTGATAGGCCACTTGTTGCTGAGCTAAAACGAGGGATACATACAACTCCAACAGCTGTTCCAGCGACTGTCGGTGTGAAAGTAGCCGTGATGGCATCACCAGAAACAAAGCCACCAACAGCACTCTGGCCGGCCGTGAAATTTAGCTGAACCGCCCAGACCTCTGATAGGCCAGCGGGAACAGCTGAGCGAACTAAGGCACCACCAGCAACCGTGATTACATTGGCAGCCGCTGGTGTCATTGTGAAAGGGGTCGTTCCAGCGTTCCAGTTCGCACGGCCAACACCGTCGGGGACAAGAGAAATCCAGTTGCCACCAGCAACTGAAGGGTCGTCACCGCCACGAACGACCGTCTCTGACTCCGCAAGAGTGTTGCCAATGCCAGACATAACATGGGCCCCTCCATCAACGGCTGAGAGAACTAAGTCATTCGCATAATACTGAATCGTTGGGTCCCAGAAGGGGGAGTTGTCAGCGGGGTTTTTACGCAAGCTGACTGATGTCGGAAGGCTCGTGAAACGCTCCAAAGGGTTCTTCAAGGGGTCTAACGCCATTTTATAATATAGGGCAACAAATAAATTTAACTTTGCTAAACTTATTTGGTGATTTAGAGTTACTTTTTACATTAAGCGACGGCTGAGGCCTTGGAGGCCTTGCATTCTGCCAGCTGGAGACGAGCGACGCATATCCATGTCTTGCTTCTCCATGCTTCCCTCCTTTCTTGGCACACCAAGACTTCCCTTTACCATGCCAAGACGGTTAGAAAGAGCCATCGCCGCACCGCCAATCATGCGAGCAAGGGAGAGGCGTGTGCCAGTGGGGGCAAGTGGTGCAGCGATGATGTCTTGCTCGGAAAGCACGCCCTTGATGATACGAGACGAGCCACGGATTGACTCAAAGAAACCGCTGTTCGCCGTAATGACATATATCTGGGGCTGAACTGAGAAGGCGAATGTGTTACGAACCTTAAGATTGAACTGGAGCGTAAAGTTGCCAACGAGTGACGGAGCTTGTCCGCTCTGAAGCGTTAAATCAACAGAAGGCTTGAGAACAAGGAAGCCACCAACCGTATTAACCTCGCCACCACCAGCACCAGTCTGGACTCGGCCAAAGCCGGACCATGTGTTCCAGTCCATCTCAAGACCGTTCTTGACTGACATGTGGTAGAGCTGTTCCGCCGTCTGTGATGAGAGGAGACCAGAGAAGTTGTCAAAGTTGATTGAGATTGGCTGAACCGTGCGGTCACCCTTTGTGCTGACCTCAACTGGGAGGTAGGCACTGCCATACTGAGGTAGGGCTGGGTCTAAGCTTCTATCAAGAGCCACAGTCGCTGGGTCAGCGATGGCCTTCACATACACGATAAGAAGGTCGGGAATCTGGGGGAGCGTGATTGTCTGTGACTGAAGCTGTGTGGTTGTTCCAGAAGGCATGACCGTGTTCTGGGGGGCCGTGATGTAACGAGGAAACTCAACATATGGGACGACTGACTTAGGAGGAAGGGGGATGTCAAGGGAAGGCGTGAGGAACTGGCAATTCACGACTGAATCACGGAAGCAACCAGCACCAACATTGTTGTTGTATGAAAGAGGAGGCGTGAATAGGTCAGCTGTCGCACCACCGCCGTAGTAGAGCTTCTGGGAGGCACCAACTGATGAGTCACGAAGACGCAAGACACGGTTGGGGTCACGCATATTCATGACGAGCTGGATGTTGTTGATGCCAAAGAGACCCGTGTCGGAGGAATGCTCCTCAGCGAAGATGAAGGGTGAAAGAACAAGCTTCTCCGTGGAGCGGAACTTGAGGAAAACTGAGTAGAGGCCATTGACGGCACCAGCACCTTGGTCTGTTGAGACTGGGATGCCCGCAGCGTTCGTATTAACATTGAGGCCGTTGAATGTGTAGGCTGAGGCCGTGTTTGGGGGTAGTAAGGCACCATCGGGGCCGGTGAATGTCACATTGTAGTAGGCACCGTTGGGAACCTCGCTGTAATCGTGAGCCATGTTCGTGTAGCCAGAGATGGGGTCATTCTGGGCCCCAACGGCATCAACATTCTGCTGGTATTTGTCTAACATCGTAGGGCATGTTCGCTGTAGGCGATTCTGCTTGTAATCTGTTAGGCGAAGAACCTCATTGAGAACATCTTGGGAGTTGATTGTGACCGTAGTGTCGTTGATTGTGGCCGTCATTGTCGCACAGAGGGCGTTAAGGGGGAAGGCTGCAAGGGAGCCATCAACGCCCCACTGGAAGAGAGGCTCGCCAACTGGATACTCGCCACCAGCCGTATTGGCAAGGCGAACCTTTAGCTCAAGGAAGACCGTGGAAGACCACTCAAGGTCACGGCTCACGAAAACATTCTCAGACGGCACATATAAGTTATATGTGTGCTGGGAGGCCGTCTGGGAGATGGCTTGGAAGGGGGCATTCGTTAAGCTCAAGGCACCCTTCTCAACAGCGTAACGAGGGCGAGTCTGAACGATGCGGTCGTCAAAAACGGCGAGCTTCTCAATGTCAGCACTCATTTCTTATATTATATGGGAACAAAAAAAGCGTTGGAGAATTACAACGATTTTTGTGTAGATGAAAATTATTATACCCCAATCTTTCGGAACATCATTTTGACCGTCACATCGGAGCAGTTGAAAAGGGTGAGTGGAATTAGTTCCCCAGTGAGTCTATAACGCCAGAAGACTTGGATGTCTATGTTACGGATTTCCTCATGAGATGCCGTAAGCGAAGACATTTTATACTCAGCTGATGGCTCGTAGAGGACGAAGTCACGCCATCCCTCAGCCTTTTCTTGTTGCTGGTCCAGAACAAAGTCACTGATGATGGGCTGGAACGCCGAGGCCGAGCCAGTTGAGTCGGAGGTATTATTGTCGCCGAGTGTAAGAGTCTTGGCGATGTATTCGTTCTTAATCGGTAGAAGGGTGCTTGTGAATACAATGGCGGAGCAAGGAGACCACAGCGAGTTAGTGGAATTATAGTCTTGCTTAGAAATCCAGTATAGATTCTGCTTGTCGGCTGGAGCAAAGAAAAGGGGATTATAGGCTGGGGGTGGCACCGAAGCGTTGTTTTGTAGAAGGGGATTGTTGTTAAGAATATTCGTGTATTGCTGGTTCAAGAATAGAATCTCGGTAGTATAGTCTGAATCAACAGCTGATAGGCCATTAGTGCCGATGGGGATTAGTCCGCTGGGCCAGCGAAGTAACGAGCCACCATTCGCACCAAGGTAGGTGTTATTAAAATTAGTAAAGAGGCCATACATGTTAGAATTGAAAAAAAGTCTTAGAAGTGGTTCTGATTTAGCAACAGCAACACTCGGGGCCACTGGTGCAGCTGGGGGAACAAAGGCTGGAAGACCGGGCTGAACGCCGTATGTCTGACCTAATGCGTTCGTTAGGCCATCAATCTGCCCGCAGACATTGAAGGCTCTCGTGTCACCATAAATCTCAAAGAGCTTAGACTCCTCGTCATACTTGATGAAGGGAACATCATGGTCGGCAAGGAAGCTGGCTAAATTCTGTTCGGCCGTGCCTCCAGAATAAGGGAAGGGGCTTGCTGGGTCTATATCGGGGTCATTCGCCCAAGCAGTCTGGAAAGCTGTAAATGCCGCTCTCATGGCGAACAAGAAGGTGTCATTAACCAAGTCACACCAGTGCTTATAAGTATAGACCCAGTAGAAGCGTGAAGAAAGATTCTGCTTCGTAAAGCCAGTGGCTGGAGCAATCGGGACTGGGGCTATTTGCGTGTTGGTCGTCTCTGGTCTGTAAATAAGAGGGGTGGAAGGGGGTGTGATTGTAAAGAGCTTTGACACTACGGCACCAGCCGTGTTAGTATAATACCACTCTCTCTGGTAGGCAATGACCGTTGAGTAGATTGTTAAATAAGGATTCGTCTGTGTAGGTGTTGAGAAATTGTTGAGCTGAATAAGAGGAATAAAAAGTGGAAGGTTCTTATTGGGGCCATTCATTGAGAATCGGATGATTGAAAAATCATAAAGACTCGCATCTCTGATGATGGGTGCCGCACGGGTCTCACTGAATCTCACCGCTGGAGGGTCACCAATCTGCCGAGCATCAGTCTGCTGTGCTGCAACGATAGAAGCTGAGTAGTAGATGTAGTCAGAGTCCGCACCGCCATCAATTATGCTCCTATACGAGTAGCTCATTCTATATTATAGAGACAATATTTACTTCCCCAAATTGTCAATCGTTTTATCAACGACAAACTCGTCAGCCGTAAGGCCAGAATTCGCAATGATGTCTCTGTAACGCTTAATCGGATAAGAAGCGTATAAAAGTCGTGTCACACAATGACGGCCACAAGTCTGGGTGTCATTATTCAGCTTTTGTAACTGAACCTTATTAAATATGACTCTACAGCCAGAGTTTTCTAAGAGTTCTGATAGAACTGGCTTATCCATATTCATCTGCTCCAGCTTACGCTTGGGAATGCCATTTTTCTGGTCGTCTGGCTCCTCACCGTAAGGGTCAAAAAACTCTATTTCTCGTCCCTTTCTAATCATACAGCACCAATGACCGGATTGTTCGTTGTTCTGTGGAAAAAATAAAATTGAACGCCCCTTGCCATCAAATGCCTCATTGATGTGACGCATTTTTTCAAGGTCGGCATATGTCGTAATCTTGATACTACCGCCGAGCAATCTCTTAATATCCGTGTCACTAAGAGCATACGCCTCGGCTCTTGCTTCAGCTCCAGCCTCCATTCTACTCATACAGCTGGTTTTTCTTGTGGCTGAGAGGGCGTAGTGCTTTCAATATCAAGAGAGACTTCTAATTTCTTGCCGAAGCAATTAGACCGGATTCTCTTGTGGTTTATGACACCAACCACGACAGTGCCGACAGAACTCACGATGGCTACTATACTAAGAATGGCTGCAGTATCCATATATATAGGGCCTCATTTTTTAATGGCCGTCCAGCTTAGATGCCCGACCCCCTCCTCACACCTAATCCTAATCGTTTTGTGCTTTTGCCTATCATGTATGACGATGTTTTTGCCATGTATAAGAAGCTTGTGTCAGTAAGGTGGATTGTAGAAGAAGTTGATATGTCAAAAGATAAGGCTCAGTTTGATAAGCTTGCTGTAGGGGAACAGCACTTTCTCAAGTGTATTTTGGGCTTCTTTGCTGGGTCTGATGGGATTGTATGTGAAAATTTAGCAGCTAATTTCTGTAACGAAATCCAGATTCCAGAAGCCAAGGCCTTCTATTGCGAGCAAATGGCGAACGAAACATGTCACTCTGAGACCTATTCACGGCTAATTGACACTTACATCAGTGACAAATACGAAAAGCAGAGCATTCTACAAGCGATTAGAACCATGTCCTTTGTGGAGAAGAAGGCCAAGTGGGCGATGAAGTGGATGGACTCGGCCTCAAGCTTTGCCTCACGAATTATGGCCTTTGCTGTTGTTGAAGGGGTGTTTTTTTCTGGGGCTTTTTGTGCCATTTACTGGTTCAAGGAGCGTAACCTTCTATCTGGCCTTTGCCTCTCTAATGAGTTTATAAGCAGAGATGAGGGACTTCATACAGATTTTGCGTGCCTCATATACAGCAAGCTGAAAAATAGATTGACTGAGGCTGAGGCTCATGCTCTTGTAAAAGAGGCCGTGGAAATAGAGAAGGAATTTATAATAGAAGCCCTTCCTTGTCGGCTCATAGGCATGAACTCAGCCCTCATGAGCGAGTATATTGAATTTGTAGCCAATAGGTTACTCGTTCAATTAGGTCATGGAAAGCTATATACAGCGACATGCCCTTTTCAATTTATGGAGCGTATTAGCCTTGAAAGCAAGGATAATTTCTTTGAAAAAAAAGTGAGTAACTATAGTCTTGCCAATTGTGGCAAGACTGCAGCTGAAATGTCTTTTAAAACTGATGCGGATTTTTAGACACGCTTGGCTAATTCGTTGTTATAGTCGGCCATGTGTCTATCCACACACTTTACCGCATTTGTATAACGCTTCTTGTGCTTCATAATGTCTTTCAATGACTCATCGTGGTCGGCCATCTTACAGAACTTCTCACTATTTATTTTAGGGACTTTCATAGCCCAGATAAGCGGGTCGGTTCTGTAACCAAGGTCCATGATGGATTGGTCTGAATACACCGTGAATAGCTTTATCTTCTTCTTATCTTCAACAATACGATTAATGTAAGGCTCATACATATTGAGCTTAACCGTGTGATTGTGTCTCAAACTATTGAGATTCTCAATACGCTTATTGAGGTCAGATGTGGTAAGGCGTGCAAGCTGGGCTTCTCTTAGGATGGTTGGCATTCTTTTCTACTGAATACAAAGAAAATAATTCCGTCACTTTTTTTCGCACCGGAGAATCGGATTCGCTTTTTTTGGATTGACGGCCCCGTTTTATTTTGAAGTCCAAATTTTTTAT